GAGAAGGCCCGCGAGTACGGCAAGGGCGGCGACAAGCCGAAGAAAGTCAAGCAGCACGCATGAGCTTCTCCATCACCGAATCCGATCTATGGCCTCGCGTGGCGCGCTCGATCGTCGAGGAACGGGCGCGTCGCCTGCGAGACCTGCTGCATGTCGGAACGGTGGAGGCGATGCGGAAGGAACAGGGTTTCATCGAGGCGCTGGATTGGGTGGTCGGGGAAGCCAGCCCAAAACCGGAGCCTCGGCAACAAGAGGACGATGACTGATGGCACAACCGCTTCGTGTTCTGCATGACCGGGACCCGCGCGAGGACATTCGCGAGGATGTCGGCGCGGTCACTGATACCATCGACCCGCTGGGCGCTGGCGTGCTGATAGTCATGTACGAACGTGGTAAGGGCAAGGGCGAGGCGAAGACCGCCGGCGGCATCATCCTGGCGAACAAGACGCTGGATGAGGACAAGTACCAGGGCAAGGCGGGGCTGGTGATGAAGCTAGGTCCGATCGCGTTCACTGATGACGCCAGCCATCAATGGGGCGATCGTGTGCCGCGGGTTGGCGATTGGGTCATGGTCAACGTCGGCGATTCGTTTGCCTTCGACCTGCCGGGCGATCGTCGGGCGTGCATTGTCGAGGACGTGAACGTGAAGGCGATCCTGCGGCATCCAGACATGGTGTGGTGACCCGCAATGCTACAGACGCCGGGGGTTCCGGCAGGAGATATGAATGTCTGACACGATCATCGAGGAAAAGCCGGACGACAAGGACGCCGTATCGGTCGATGACCTCAAGCGCATGCTGGAAGAGTCGCGCGGGCGGCTGACTTCGCTGGAGCGCGAGCGCGACGAAGAACGGGCCACGCGGCTGGTGGCCGAGCAGGAACGCGATACAGCGGCTGGTCGCGTGGTCTCGGAAACCGAGCAGCGCTGGATAGCGCAGAAGCAGGCGGTCGAAGGCACCATCGCGGCGGCGGAAGCCGAGGCGGACCGGGCCGAGCGGGAGTACGCGGCAGCGGCGGAAAGCGGCGATTGGGCGGCGGCCGCGAAGGCGCAGCGTGCGCTTGCCGGGGCCGAGAGCCGGGCGATCCAGTCCAGGAGTCAGAAGGACTTCCTCGAACAGAACAAGGCGCGGCTTACGCAGGCGCCGGAGATGCCGCGCTCGCAGTCCAGCGCGGACAAGTACGGCGCCGTCGTGAAAGACCTTCGACCCAGCGAACGCGAATGGCTGGATCAACGGCCACAGTTCATGAGTGACACGCGCTACCGCGCCCGGGTGTTCGGTGCTTCGCAGATTGCCGATGGCGAAGGCCACGCCCGCGGCTCGCCGGAGTATTTCCGCCGCATCGAGGATTTGCTCGGTGAGGGCCAGCAAGAAACCCGCGAGGCCCCGCGCGCCCAGGAACGCGCATTGTCCGCCGATGTCGCGCCGCAGCGGCGCGCGGCACCGGGCGCGGCTGCATCGGGCGGACGCGAGATCAGACTAACTGCGGATCAGGTCGAAGTGGCGGATGGTCTCTACGGCAATCCAGCCAGCCCGGATTACATCGCCGACCCGGGAGAGCGTTACCGCAAGTACCACGGCAACCTGGAGCGCATGCGCGCCACGGGGCGCCTATGAGATCGGTTCCCGCCATCCTTGACAGCCCCCAGCGCAGGGCTGCGACGGCCATCCTCCCTACCCGCGATGCCGCCGATCGGCACATTCGGCATGCGGCATGGGCACACCGTGGCGGGGTAAATCGACGCGGCAAGGATGGCAACGCGCATCAGGAGGCATAGTCATGAACGACGTACGAGCAGAGCAGCGCACGCCACAGCGGCGCATGATCTTCACCGGCACCAATCGCTTCGATGTTGATATGTCCAAGAAGCCGGCCGGCAGCGCCTACAAATGGCTGCGCAGCACCATCGGCGGTCAGGAGGACCCGGAGAATCTGGTGATGGCGGAAATGAACGGCTGGACACCGGTTCCGGCGGAACGCCATCCCGAACTGGCTGGTCTGTCCGCCAAGAAGGGATCGGCGATCGTGCGCGGTGGCCTTATGCTGGTCGAGCAGCCCGCCGAGTACGCCAAAGAAGCCCGTGAGATGGACCAGTTCCAGGCGCGGCATACGGTGGAGTCGCAAATCCAGCGGCTCGGACTCCAGGCCCGGCGGAACGGAGCCAAGGGGATCAGCCGGACCAATGATGTCATTGGCGGGGAAGTGGTTGAATAAGAGACGCTTGACTATCGCTCTACCACTCCCGTAATGTCGTGTCGTCTGCGCTCGCACCGCGTTGGTTGCTCGTAGCGCGTCAAGCCTAAGGCCGGCACGTGGCCGGTTCACCTCTGGGCGTCCCAGTAGCACTTGAAGCAGCAGTTACCCGGCTCGGCCGGGGCTGCCTTGCAGGAGTGGCTACCAGTGGCAGCCAACATACTCGCACCAAGCGGTTTCCGCGAAGGGCGTCTGTTCAACGCCTCGGCGCCGAATTACGCCATGACCACCCGGTTCATCGCGTACAATTACGGCTCCAATATCGGCTTCGGCGATCCGGTCTACCTCTTCACGGATGGCACGATCCGGCTCTACGCGGCGGCCGGCACCACGATCGACGGCATCTTCCTGGGATGCCAGTACTTCGATCCGAACCATCCCTCCGAACCCCCGTTCCGTCCTGCGTGGCTGGCGCCGACGCTGGCGTCTGGCACGATCGTTCGCGCGATGGTCAGCAACGACCCGATGATGAAGTTCTACGCGCAGGCGCAGGGCACCGCGATCACCCAAGCATCGGTCGGCAAGAACCTCGATATCAAGTCCGGCACCTCGGGCCAGCCAGTGACGGGTTCCGGCATGAGCACATGCGCGCTGGACGTGACGACGTTGCAGACCACCGCGACGCTGCCGTTCCGTTTGCAGGCCATCGTCGGCCTGAATGACGGCGCGGGCGTGGCAATCAACGCCGCGTACAACCCGACCAGCGACAACCAATGGCTTGAGGTGACCTTGAACACCCAAGACATGACGACCCGTACGGGTCAGGCATAGAGGGAGAGCGGATATGCCTATCAGCAGAGCATCAGCCCGCGATCTTCTCCTCCCCGGCCTGGCCGATGTCGAGGGGAAGTACCCGCAGATTCCGACCCGCTACAAGCAGTGGGCTTCGGTGGGCACGTCGAAAATGTCGATGGAGCGCATCGACGAAATGCGCTACACCGGCCTCGCGCAACTCAAGCAGGAAGGCGGTGCGACCACCTTCGACAATGCTTCGGGTCAGCGCTTCACCTACGTGGCGCAGCACATCGGGGTTGGCCTCGGCTTCGCGATGACCCGCGAAATGCTGGACGACAATCTCTACAAGGAGCAGTTCGGACCATCTTCGATGGGGCTGGCGGAGAGCTTTGCGCAGTTCAAGGAAGTGTATGTCCATGCCATCCTGAACACCGGCACGAAGTACAATTCCAACATCGTCGCGGACGGGCAACCGCTGTTTTCCACGGCCCATCCGATCGACAATGGCTCCTACGCCAATCGTCCGGCGGTGGATTTGGACTTCAACGAATCTGCGGTCGAAACGGCACTCAACACCATCCGTCTCTGGCCGGATCAGGCCAACCTCCTGGCGATGGTGCGGGCACGCAAGATCGTCGTGCCGGTGGCGTTGTCTTGGGCGGCCGAGCGGCTGTTCAAGACCGAGTTGCGCGTCGGCACGTCGAACAACGACGTATCCGCGATCCTGACCTCAGGCGCGCTGCCGGAAGGCTATGTGGTCAGCGAGTTCCTGACCTCGGCGTTCGCGTGGTTCGTGATGACCTCGGTGCGCGGTCTCAAAGTCTATGACCGCATCCCGTACGAGATGGATCTGCAAGTCGATCCGACCACGGGCAACCTGCTGGTACTCGGCTACGAGCGCTACAGCGCTTTTTACAGTAATCCGAGAGCGGCTTGGGGAAGCTTCCCTACCGCTTAAAGGAGACATCCCATGGCAGGTCCAGGCAGCACCTTCACGGGTCCGCTCATCTCCGGTCCGAAGTTCTACGCCGATGCCAACGGTGCGGCGAATACCGGCTTGTGCCAGTTGGCGCAGGTCGGGTCGGCGATCACGCAGGCTGGAACGGCGGTGGTATCGACCAGCTTCGTGCTTCCGCCCAATTCGGTCATTCACGATGTCATCGTGGACACCACAGTGGCATGGAACGCCGGCACGTCGGCCACCTTCTCGCTTGGCGCAACGGCCGGCGGGACGGATTACGCGAGCGGCGTTGATGTGAAAACGGCAGCAGGCCGGGCGCGGCCGACATTCACGGCGGCGCAGCTTACGGCGATGCTGAACATCGGTAACACGACGACCGTCTTCGCGACGGTGACGCCGGCCGGCACGGCGCCGAGCGCCGGCTCAACGACCGTCACGCTGGAATATATCCAGACGGTCGAGAACGTCGATTCGAACTTCTGAGCGCCGATGCGCCCCGTTGACATCACCAAGAACCTGACTGCCGCTTCGGCGAACTGCATCGCCCTCTCGCAGAGTGTGGCATCGGGCGCCAACATGATCTTGAATGGCGGCTCCGTGGTTGCGGGCGTCGCCGTTCTGGACACCCAGCGTCGCGTCGCCATCGTCTCGGCCGGGAATGATAGCGCCATCTCGGCGACGATTTCCGGCACGCGCGGCGGCGGACAGGCAATCAGCGAGGTGTTGCCGCTGACCAATATCGGAACCGCGGTCAGTGTCCTGGACTATCTGGACATCACCAAGATCACGATGTCAGGGGCCACGGCGAGCACGGTCACCGCCGGCACGAACGCCACCGGATCAACCGATTGGATCATGCCGAATTTCCACCTGACACCATTCATGGTGGACATCAACACGCAGGTTTCCGGCACGGTCACGTACAACATTGAGACCACTCTGGATGACTACTGGACGGTGGTGAAGCCGACGAAACTGCCGAATACCGTGGCGGTGCTATCGGCTGCGACCGTCGCGGCACAGCAACAATTGACCGCGCCTGTGACCGGCTACCGCTACACGATCACTGCGGGAACAGGGGTAGTGACTGCGGAAGGCGTGCAGGCCGGCATCGTGAACTACTGAGCAATTCCCGCGTGGTGATTCGGCCAGCCGCGCAATGAGGGATCGGGCCGCGTAAAGGAGCTATCCCCATGGCTTACAAGAAGCGGAGCGAGCGCAAGCACCGTTCCTATGGTGGGAAGGCCGGTGGCCCGGAACACCAGTACAACGCCGAAGGCTCGCCCGAGGCCAAGGAAGAGACCGCGAAGTCTGATGGCTTCCGCCGCGGCGGTCACGTCAAGAAAGAGCGCAAGCACGGTGGTCACGTCGAAGGTGAGCACGCCAAGCACACGCTCGCCAAGCGCGCCCGTGGCGGCCACGTAGAGCATCGCAAGCATGGCGGCGGCGTGCGCGGCATGAGCGGCGGCACGCCGTTCAGTTCGGCCCGGCGCACCGAACAGCCGGAAAATGAAAAGGGTTCGCCAGGCGAGCAAGCTCCGGTGGAACCCTGAATTGCTGGCAAGAGGCGGCGGCATTCACATCAAGCCATCTCACCGGGGCCTGTTGCACCGTGAACTTGGGGTGGCTGAGGGAAAGCCGATCAGTACGAAGGCACTGGATCGCGCAAAATCCGGCGCCAGTCCGGCGGAAGAAAAGCG